GTGGTAGCCCTTCAGCAGCCCCTTGAGTGCCTCCTTGCATAACAGAAAATAACTGAGCGCCTTCTTTTTTAACTTCTTCATCATCAAAGCCTTCTGGACCATCAAATTCATAAACGTTCCCATCAGGTGCTGTATATTCATAAGTTACAGTAGCAGAGCCGGTAGAAAATTCATTGTTTAGTTCAGAAAATAAACGAGCACCTTCTTTTTTAACTTCTTCATCATCAAAACCTTCTTCACCGTCAAATTCATAGACGTTTCCATCAGGTGCTGTATATTCATAAGTAGCCATTAATTACCCCCGCTCATCATTCTACTTCTATTGCTACCGCCTGTTGAAGTACTTGTTGTTTTAGGTCTTAAACCTGAACCCCAAGACCCTCCACCTTCACCTGTGTCTTTCGTGTTTAGATATTTTTCAGCAGCAGGGCTTAAATTAATGTCTGGAAGAGCAGCGTTAATGTAATTTATAGGAATCATAGTAGCGAATTGCGTAGTAAACCTAAATTTGTCTTCTTTATATCTCTCATTAAAAATTACTTCCATAGCATTAAGAACGTCTTCTTTAAATTCATTAGTTGGTTCGCTTGCAGTTCCAGTTATAAATTGATTTATAGAACTAACTACTCTTTGAGGAAAACCACCTGCAGAGGCTACTCTTTTGACTTCTGCTTCTGTAAGACGACTATCTCCAGTTGCTTTGGCTAAAAAGTTGTCTAAAGCTGCTTGAGCAGTAGGGTTTTTACCTTTCATAACTAATTTTAAATTAGCTCTTGCTTGTCTTACTGACTGTAAACTGTTACGGGTGTCTTCATTAACTTTTTGTACTACATTGTTAAAAGAAGCTATATCTTTTATATCAAGAGCACCTTTAGAAGTTGCTTTAGCTAACTCAACTTCGTAGTCTCTTTGTTGCGTTTCTAAGGCGTTCTGACGGTCTTTAAAATACAAAGCAGCTTCTGGCATACCAGCTTCAGAGAACCGTTGTGCTAACGTAGCTAACTGACCTGGATCATTTAGATCTTCGATATTTACGTCAGACATAATTTTCCTAGATTGAATAGACTTAGCTAGTCTAGGATCAGCCATAGGAGCATTACCAAACAAAGCACCGGCAATATTACCAGCACCACTAGCTATGTTGTAGCCAGACTGATAAAACTGTCTAGCCATAGGGTCTTGATAAGCTGCTAAAGTATTCTGCAACTGCTGCTGTTGTCTTTGTTTACCTGCTTCTTGCTGTGCGTAAACTATTTCTTCAGCAGAAGGACCAAATAAAGATGCGATTGAACTAGCCATTATGTTTCCTTAATTTTACGATAACGGGGTAAAAGCTCCTGGACCACCTTGCATACCTGGTATTCTGTAATCTACAGGAGGAGGTGGAGGCGCAACTTGAACAGGGTTGTTCACTATAGGAGCAGGAGTTTGTCCACCACCGTAGATGTCTCTATACAGAGCATTGTTAGCGTAGTTCTGTCCTGCTTGTGCTATACCTGCACCAAACCCTGCTGTCTGAGCAGCTTGAGCCTGTGCAGCTTGAGCTTGTAGCGCAGAAGCAGCCTGTTGACCACCAAATAAAAGATTACCTGCGTTAGTATTAGCAGTTGTTATCTGCTGTCCTAATGCTGTACCAATGTCCATCGGCTGTCTTGCTACCTGCTCTAAGTTCTGAGCAGTCTGGAACTGACTTGTAAACGGAGACAACGCAGCTTGTTGTGTCTGGAAACCTTGACCTAAAACACCTGCGCCAGTACCAAACAAACCAGCAGCTTGTTGCGCTCTGTTCATAAAGGTTTGATCTACGTTAGCTAATAACTGTGCGTCTCTACGACTACGAGCTTCAGCTAATGCCTGTAGTTCTGGTTGTCCACCAGTACCAACACTCAGCCCTCCTCGACCACGACCAAACACACTAGCAGCTAGTCGTTGTTCTTCTTCAATATCATAAGGACGTAGCAATCTTTGTTGCTCTGCCATGATCTGTTCTCTGCTTTGTGGTATCTGTTCCCCACCTAAAGCAAACAGTCCTTGAGCAGCTTGTTCAAACTGTGGTTGATAACCAGCAGCACGTTCGGCTTGACCCAGGCTTGTCCTGTATATCCTACTTAATTGATCTTGTAAACTAACTAACTCAGGAGAGCCTTGATATGTATAACCGCCTACTCTACCTTCAGGATCTATTTGTGGCGTAGCAGAACCAAACCGAGTAGTAATCCCTACTGGTCTAAATCGAGCTTCTTCGGCAGCTATACGAGCAGCTTCTACAGTTGCTGCTGCTTGCGCTCTAGCAGCTTCTGCTGATTTCTTAGCTGCCCTGCTGCCCATTAAGCCACCTACTACTGTAGATACTCCTGACGCTATAGCTGCTCCTGTTACCGGATCTATTGCCATTTTACTTTTCCTTTATTAAGCTGTTCTCTTCCACATATAAACTACGATGTATGGTTGTAAGTTCTTACCTGTTGCTGATTCACCTGCGTCAGCTACTGTTGTACTAGATGTTATCTGAGCATAACCTACACCTGTATTAGCAGTGCTTGTACTTACCCAAAAAGTAGAACCACCTGTACCACCTTCTAGTCTTTGATACCTTGTGTAAGTGTGCTGGTGTCCTGCGTCTGTTGAAGTAGTTGTAGCTGTGTGGTTATGCGTAGGTATAATCGCATCTTTAGTACCACCAGTTTCTCCTATAGTATCAAAGTCAGTGTCAGTAGCATCTAAACCAATAGGAACTTTACCTGCTCCAAATGCTACCCAAGTACCAAAGCCTAACAGGGTAGCAGGATTAGTAGCCACAGTAGCGTTCATGTAAATAGAACCAACAGGATACGCACCAACTAAAGCTGACTGCACAAAAGCTGTTGTAGCTATTTGTGTGCTAGATGTTCCTGTAGATGCTGTAGGTGCTGACGGTGTTCCAGTAAACGTAGGACCATTCAGATCAGCCTTAGATGTCACAGCAGATGCAATAGCTGTATACTCTGCATCTATCTCTGATCCTTTAATAATCTTACCTGGATCTCCAGTACTTAATCCGTCTTTTAATGTAAAGTTAGTTGCTTTTGTATAATCAGACATAATAATCCCTAAACTGTTTTACCTGCTTTAACATAAATATCTATTTTTTGTATTGACAATGGATTTTGATTTATATCTGCTTCAAACCCTAATTGCATAATAGAACCTGAACCACCTAAGTTACTGTTAACTTCTTCAAGAACTAAACCACTAGAAAACTCTGCAATAGCGTACTCACCAATGTTGTACTCATAAACAGAACCAGTTTGTAGTTGCTTGGTTATTGATCGATATGAGTTAATGTAATCAAATCCATACTTTAACGCTACGTCCTGACCAACACCACCTACTACTACAAAGTTACCTTTCTTTAAAAACTTTATAGTTGTTGGGCTACCTAAGTCAAAGTAATTAGTGTAGTAACGTAGTCTATAAGTATCCGCATCATCTAAGAACCCAAAGTATTTACCTAAGTAACCTTCTTTACCTAGAAGAAGATCGCCTGTATAAGTGACGTGTAAGGCGGTGGGTTCAATGCTATCCCAGATAGTAACCCTTGCTGCACCATTCTGTAGTCTACCTCGCAGATCAAAACAAAATACATACTTAGATGTTGGTAGTGTTAAAATATAAAAAGCATCTTTAGGATAGTAAGCTGCTTTAATCTTTTCTTTATTAGATTCTGATTCTACATATGCAACTAAGTCATCTCTAACATTAAATGATATGTCATTAATTGGTGCTGACTTTTCCTGAATAACACGAGCAATACTTCTTACACCTGTGTCAGACAAGAACATAACATCCGTACCTGTGTTGACAATACTATCTCTAGCAATACATCCTACGTTAGCTACTAGATCTACTAACTCTAATCGAGTAACATCAATAGGGTTAGCGTAGACAGCAATGTTTCTTCTACCAAATATAATTAAGAAACCGTTGTGTGCTGCTAGTCCTACTATCTCGTCTCCGTTAGGAAACACATCAATCAATGACAAGTAACCTGAGTCACCTGTTGCTAGGTTAGTACCGTCTAGTAACGCACTAAAGTAAAGTGTTTGTTCATCATTAACAATGTCTGCCCACCATGTTCTACCATATGCGCCTATAACTACATTAGGCTTAAAATCACTAGGAGAAGCGTAGGTGGTAGGTACTGAGCCAGCATCGCTAAGTAAGTTAAAACCATAAGCACCTGTGTGTGCATGACTAGCTCCTAGTTTGTGATAGACTAACGGTAAGTGTCCTGCCTGTGCTAAGTAAGCATGAGGACTAATATCCGGTCCTTCACCAAACACAATACTAGCACCCATCCAATCGTTACCTGTGATGCTATAAGCTGTTGTACCTGTTCCTGCTGCATCAGCTACTGTTGTGTTTACTTCAGTAACTAATGTACTTGCACCACTAGCTCTTGACAGTATTAAATTATTACCTGCGCATAGCGTTACATCTGTCTCAGGTATGTTATAAATAAACTCAATGTCGTTTGCTACTAGATCAGAGTTAGTAGAACTGTTTACTTTCTGCCAACCTCGCCTAGCACCGATACGACCAAACTTATCTATGACACAGTTGTATGCTTCTAGTGCATAGCCTGATGCAAGATCAACACTGCTTTCTTGTGTATTAACACCTAAAAAACCTGGTGCTGATATTGTTGATGATTGTAATCTACCAGCCATTAGACTTGATGCCAAACATATTCGTCATTCTGTCGGTGTGCTGCCATAGCTATATGATCTGCTAAAGACAAATCAGCCATTGCAGTAGCTTCTTGTGCAGCTAGTCCACCGTCTTCACCACGCTCTGCTACAGCTTGTGCGTAAGCATATTTAATTACAGGTTCAGAAGGAACAAGTAACTCGTCTGCTCCTGCACTCAGAGGTTCTTGTGGTTTATAAATGTTAAAGTAAATGTTGTAAACACCGTCAGGTACTGGATACAAATCAACCTGTGTATCTCCGTTATTAACACCATTAAAGTTGTAGTGCGTTGGAGACCCTTTAGTTACACTGGCATTTAGAAGATAGTTAGTCATAACGCTAGATGTAACAGGCTGTAAAAAGATATCATCTTCAGAGTGAACTACATCCATAACCCTAAAGCGTTGACCCGCACCAGTAAGAACATAGTTAAACAAATCATCAGCAGTAGTTACTGTTAATGTTTCTGTTAGTACGTTCCACTGAAAAGAATCTTCTACCATTCTTTTAGCATCGTTAACAAACTTACCGATAAGTTTAGAGTACGGAGTATCTGTTGTAGCAGTTACTTCGTCTTCTCTCAGTCTTATTAGTACGTCATTAACTAAATCTAAGTAGTTCATTATTTACGCCTTAGTAGCTTGGTCTTCTTATAGGTCTATTTCCGTTTACTGGTTTCTTTTTCTTTTTACCGTATCCTGGCATATCTATCTCCTATGAGTGAAATTGTGTTGCTAATGATGGTTTTAATTCCATAGTTACTATGTAAGTAATTTTGCTTTCTGTACCGCTATTCTTAACTCTTAGTACATCGTTCTCTTTTAAATCTATCTGTAAGTCTTTTAACAACAAATACTCACCATTAGTTGCTTGTAATGCTTTAGCATGAGCTAACGGATACTCTGTTGTTGAGTGACTGTCGTACCAATATAAATCTGCGTCCTCATTACCAGCAGTAGCTAAGATATAAATCATGTGTATCTCAGCAGTGTTTTTTGCTGGGACAGTATACATAGGAACTTTATCGCTTAGGTTTTCTCTTGTTATTACTGCTGTTACGCTTCTTGCCATGAATTATTCTTTCTATTGAGTTGACAAACCCTGCCCAGATCTCTTGTGGGCTAGGAAGTAACCACCCTAATACCAACAACAATAAGTACCACATTGGTACATTAGTATTATTTTGCACTAGGCTATCTACTTTAGATGTGTTAATGCTGGTGTCATTTTCCTTCTGACTAACATTAACATTCTCACCTTCGATCTTGGTGTTGTCTTGTTGACCTACTACCTGCTGTGTATTCTCTTTACCTACCTGAGCATTAGCATTAACATTAGTACCAGATTTACCTGGCATTATAGCTTTAGCAATACCTAAAGCGGTGCATCCTTGTATAAAAAATATACCACATATTGACAATAAAGTCAAGTACTTTGTAATCATCTGTTCATAATTAAATCTACTAGCCACCCAAAGGAAGCACCTAATATTAATAGCAGTACGCCAGCACCTTTCCATTTAGTCACTAGCTCAGTCATTCCTTGAACGTCTATACGCAACTGTTCCATCTGACGCTGTAAAGACTCTACCTGAGCTTCTAGCCTACCTATCTGTTGGTTTAGATCTTCCATTACGTAGTTCTGTTCTTTTTAGGAAAGCCTTTTTTCATATTGGCATAAGCCTTAGGACTAACTGTACTGTTGCTTGCAGAACGAGAAGTACCTGCTTTTTTACGTTTATTAATGTTTGCGTATAACCCTTTTTTCATTACTATTTCTCCTTATCTTTTTATTACCATTTCACCTTATTAGCCTAGTATGCTGCTGAACATTTACCTTTTGCTATATTCTTAGCGTGTCTTGCTTTGAATGATTTACGTCTAGCTTTTTCTTTAGCACTAGAAGGATTTTTACCAGCACCGGATACACCTTGCTGACCAAACCTTATAGTTTTTATTGATCCGTCACCACATTTAGCCACAACAACGTGTGACTTAGTAGGATGATTAGGTGTACGTTTAGGTTTGTTATAACCTGATACACCTGCTCTTTCTAGTCTACTGTCCTTCTTCACTCTTAGCCTCCAGTAACTTTACTCTAACGTGTAAGTCTGCGAATCTTTGAAATATCTCTTCTTTTAACTCATGTCTTGCAAAAGCATTACCAGGACTAGGAATAATCTGTCCTTGTGGATCTACTAACATCATCATGTTAGCTTGCAACAGTTGTATCTCACCTCTTAACTCATTGACGTTACTAATAACCCACCACATCGCAGCAAGCATTACTGGTATGATTCCAGCAAGTAACGTAGCTAAGTCAAAGTTTTTCACTCAGGCCATCTCTGGTCTTGTACTACCGCAATAAAAGCATCCATGTCTGCTGCTGCAGTAATAGCTGTTTCTAGTCTAGTACACTCAGCAACAATAGCTGCACGTTTAGTCACTACGTCTGCTGGGATATCTATGTCTCTTTCAAACTTACGAGTTACCATCCAATCAGTCTGAGCCAGCATTTTTCCTGCGGTGTCTTTAACTTGGAGAATCCATGTGTACTTTAAACCTCTAGTCACTAGACGCTCTTCAGTGTCTACCATTACAGGTGGATCTTGTGTTTCATCTAAAACTTGCACCCATACTGGATCACCGTTCTCGTCAACCTCTTCCCGATCCTCTAGTGCCTTAGGCATGGTAGCGTCACCATTCCAGTAGAACCTATCATCTGCTCTTACTGGATCAGCAACCCATGTAATCCCTAACGATGTTCTGTCTGCCTCAGTAGAAAGAGTTAGCCAGTTAGATGGATACTGAGTACCACCTATCTCAAAGCTGGAGTTTTGTCTTAGTGCCTTA